GCGATACATACATTTACATGGCATGGGCAGAAAATCCATTCGTAACATCAACAGGTATTCCAACAACAGCAAGATAGAGGTAAGATAATAATATGTGGGCATTAGTAGAATCAGGAAGTGTTAGCAAGGTCTATACACGACCAACAAAATTAACATTAGGAGATATTCAATATCCTAGCAACATTTTTACGCTTTGGACTAGCTCTGAGCTAGAAGCTATAGGTATTTATGAGGTTGTAATAGACAACACCAATTATAAAGACCCTGAATATTATACTAATACAAATCAGTCTTTTGCATTTTCAGGTGGAACAGTAACTGCATCTTATGGTACAGCTACAGCTAGACCTTTAGATAATGTACTCTTTACAGCACAAGACGAAACAGATGGTTTAGGTAAAGAAGATGATGTAAAACAACCTGGAGTTAGACCACCTAAATTAACTATTGTAGACCAACAAGCCTACGGCTTACTACAACCTAATGATTGGATGGTAGTAAAGGCTACTGAAACAAGTGGTTCAGTTGCAAGTAATTGGACTACTTATAGAGCAGCAGTTAGAACAGCAGCTAATGATATGAAAACAAAAATCAACGCAGTATCAACTGTAGATGCTTTAGCAGCACTATATGTTTATAACGATGCTACACCACCAGTTCGACCATTAGGAGAGTTTCCAACTCCTCCTAGTTCGTGATAGACTTTTTATGGTATATCTTAGCAATATTTGCAGTAGCAAGTTTTGCTGTTATTTTAACAGGTGATAATAATCACCCTTTATAGGAGTAATTTATGATAGAACTATTAATGTGGATATGTGTAATTGTAGCAATAGCATCTGGTATTGCAGCTATCACACCAACACCTAAAGATGATCATTGGTTTAGACATATTTATAAAGCTATTGATTGGTGTGCATTAAACATTTGGAAAGCAAAAGACAAATGAGTTGGTGGAAAAAACTTGTCGATACAGTTACAGGCACTGAAAGAAAACAAGTTCGTGCTAGAAACAATAAAGGCAAATATGTAGCAGATGATAAATCAACACCAGATGTTAATGAGGCTTACAAAACAGTAAGAGTTAAAAAGAAAAAGAAATGACATCTGCTATTGAAAGAGTAGCAGCCCATGAAAAAGAGTGTGCTATTCGTTATGAAAACATAGAGAAAAGACTAGATCAAGGTCAAGCAAGATTTGCTAGATTAGAAAATATGATTTGGGGTCTTTATGTTTTATTAATAAGTTCAATGATAGGAATCATAAGTCAAACATTATGAGTAGAGCACAAAAAACAATTAATAGAGTTGCAGATAAACTTAAAAAAGCAAGTCAAGCTCATGCTGGTCAAGCTAAAACTTTAGAGTCTATTAAATTAAAAAAAGGTGGAAAAACTAAAAGCAAAGTTAATCAAGCAGGTAATTACACCAAACCATCAATGCGTAAAAGATTATTTAATAAAATTAAAGCAGGTGGTAAAGGAGGCAAACCCGGTCAGTGGAGTGCTCGTAAAGCTCAAATGTTAGCTAAACAATACAAAGCAAAAGGTGGCGGATATAAATAGTGTCTTATCTTATAGACAATATACCTCACTTCAAGTGTTGGGTAAGAAAAGAATTTACTCATAATCACGAACAATATCATGGTGAATTTTTACATGCTATTGCAATAGCAGTTAATACTATTCCTGATAGATCATTATCTTTTCAAGTTGTATTTACAGGTTGTGAAGCAGACTTATACGAAGAAGAAATATCTAATATTCATGGTGGTGCTATGTGGGCAAGGATGCCAATACAAGCACTTGTAGCAGATATAAGCATGAATCAATTTCCTGAGCCTATGGAAAATCATTTAGCTCAACCTTGGGATTGTGAATCAAGACATCATGCAACTATGATATTAGATAGGACTAGCTCTAGTCCTTGGATAGCAAAAATAGATGGTGAGTTTTATAAATCTAAATATTTATTTACAGTAGATTATACAGATCACCCAATAGCAGATTGTCCAGCACAACATAAACAATCTCATGTAATGTACATAACTGAAGATTGTAAATGGAAAGGTAATGTTATAGCGTTACCAAATAATAGAGTAAGAGTTACAAACCCTGCTTTATGGGTTACAGGAGAGGGACCACCAGACTTTAAACCTTCACAATATTTACATTCAGCAGAAGAACATGAAAGTTACATGGACCCTGACATAACATTTAATAATTTATATGAAGACTAATGGCATTAAAAAAATCACAAAAAAGTCTAAAAAAATGGACAAAACAAAAATGGACTACTCCTAGTGGAAAAAAATCTTCTGAAACAGGAGAGGTGTATGCACCAAAAGCTCAAATACAAAAATTAAAATCTACTGCAAAGGGTAGGCGTAAATTAGCAGCAGCTAATAAAAAGAAAAGAGAAGCTACTAGAAAAGGCAAACAACATGCTAAACATGGTTTACATAAAGGTAAAAGATAATGTATGAATATAGTTGTACAGTTACTAGGGTTGTTGATGGCGATACTATTGATGTCATTCTTGATCTTGGTTTTTCTATTCTTCACAAGTGTCGTGTACGCCTTTATGGAATTGATACGCCTGAATCAAGAACCAGAAATAAAGATGAAAAAGCTAGAGGAAAATTAGCTTCAAAGTTTTTAGAAGACTCTATTAATGATGGTACTAAAGTAATTTTACGATCAAAGTTAAAAGATTCTAAAGGAAAGTATGGTCGTGTTTTAGGAGAAGTTATTGTAGATGATATAAATATTAACGAGTTAATGGTTAAAAGATATTTAGCAGTTAAATATTATGGTCAAAGTAAACAAGATGTTGAAACAGAACATTTAAGCAATAGAAAAAAATTAATTAAACTAGGAGTGTATGTGGTCAATGAATGATGACGATCAAAGAAAACACGATAATATAATTGTTTGGGCAGCATTGATGTTTTGCATAACATTAGTTGCAGGTTTTTCTATACAAGCAAATGCTCAGTCTAGTCAGCAATCAGGTACAGCTTGTGTTAATGGCACACAGTATTGTGAAAATAATAGTCTTGATACAGTCAATACTACAACTACAACAAATACTAATACAAATACAAATACTAACACTAATACATCAACCGCAACGAATACAAACACAAATTCAAATACGAATGTAAATACAAATACGACTACAAGCACAGCCACAAATACGAACAACAATACAAATGTTAATACGAATAATAATGTAAATGTAAATACTTCTACGGCTACATCTACATCTAATAACACGAATACAAATGTAAATACTTCTACATCAACATCAACTGTAAATTCTACAGTAAATCAAAATGTAAATAATACAAATAATTCTACTTCTAATAATACAAATACAAATACAAATATTAATAAATCTGAATCAGAATCTAATGTTACTACGAATAATGTTAATCAAAATAATAACAATACAACATCAGACAATACAAATAGAAATATTAACGAATCAAAATCAGAACAAACTATTAATCAAAATATAAAATCAGAAGCACCACCTGCATCTGCTATTGCTCCATCTATAATGTCTTATTCACAAGACTTATGTACTACTGGTGTATCAGGTGCTTTTCAAGGACAAGTATTTGGTTTATCAGGTGGTAAAACTATTGTTGATCAAAATTGTGAAAGGTTAAAACTATCTAAATATCTTTATGATATGGGCATGAAAGTCGCATCAGTTGCTTTGTTGTGCCAAGATAAAAGAGTATTTTTAGCTATGGAAATGGCAGGAACGCCTTGTCCATATCAAGGCAAGATTGGAAAAGAAGCATCAGCAGAATGGGATAAAAATAAATCAAAAAGACCTGATGCAAAAAATCAAGAAAAAGAATTTATTAAACAATGTACAAAAGAAGCTAATCCTAAGAGAGCAAGCATTAATAAAGATGTTGTTGGGTTGGTTAAAAAAACATATACAAGAAAAACTAAAACTGATAAACAATGCAAAAAAGAATTTTATGCTACACAATAATTAGTTTTTTATCTTTAAATGTATATGGTCAATATACATATGAAGCTAATCAACCTTTATTTGATTTACATGATAATGCAAATAATTTTCAAGGGGAGTTAGCATATGAGGTAGTTGATGATGGAATTAGTCCTGCGATTGATCTTTCTTTTAATTTTACTTTTTATGGCACTACATTTAGCCAAGCAAGAATGGCAACGAATGGATGTCTCCATTTTGGTAATAGTGGTAGCTATTGTAATGACTATACTCCTGACCCTATTAATGGACAGCATACCTATACCATATATCCTTTTTGGACAGACTTAATAAGAGATAACAATTCACGCATGAAATCATGGGGTGATAGTTCAAAAATGATTTTTGGATGGTATCGTCTTAGGGAATACAATCGTAGTAATACAGATAATAGTTTTGAAGTAATACTTTGGAACAATAATTCATTTGATATTCGTTACAGAGAATTAAATATTATTAACCATGATGTTCTGATTGGTGAGATTGGTTCTAATAAAACCAATTCATATACCTACTATTACCATGATGAATGTAATACTGGAACAACCAATTCATCTACTTGCGTAAATACTAATTGGAATAATACAGCTATTAATACAACACTTGAAAATGGTGGATCATTATATGGTTCAGGCGGTGGCAATGGAATAGATTGTAGCAATCCATTAAATGATAGCAGTTGTAGTGGTTATGCTGATGCTTTCTTAACACAACAATGTAATATCACTCAGCTTTATAGTCAGTCATGTCCTAATTATTGGGAAGCATATGATGATCAACAATGTGATGATGACCCACAGTATGCACCTTTTTGTGCAGGTTATAGGCAAGAAGAATCAGTAGCTTTTTTTGATGATAGTAATGTTGATTATGGTTTTGCAGATGAACAAGAACAATTTGCTACTGGTATATTCCAAGATGATTTTCATCATAATGATTTTGAAGAACAATTTATAATAATAGAAACATTTGAAGAAGATGTTTTTATACCTTTTGATGATTTTAATACACAAGATGATTTTTTTATTGAACCATTTGAAGATGAATTAATAATATTTTTTGATCCTGAACCACTACCATTTGAAGATTTTTTAAGACCTCATAATGATTTACCGCATGAAGAAGAATTATTAATAGATGAGTTTGTATTTCAAGAAACATTTTTAGTAGAAGATTATTTAGAACCAAACACATTTATTGAGTTTAATTCTATAGAAGAACTTGATGAGTGGTTTGAAGAAGAAACCAACGAACATTTTGAAGAAAGTCTTGAGGAAAGACTAGCAGACTTAGATGAACCTGAAGAAGAATTTATAGAAGAAATATTTGAAGAAGAAGCAGTTGAAGAAGTCTTTGAAGAAATAGAAGAAATGCAGGTAGCAATGGAAGAAGAAAGGTTAGCTGAAAGAGAAGAAGAAAATAGAGAAGAATTATTAGAAGAAGTAGAAAAAGAATTTGCAGCAGTAGAATCTGATAAACCTACAGGTAAAAATAAATTAATGGTTACAGCACTTAATGTAGTTAGAGCAGGAGTACAAACAGCAGCTAATAGCTACTCACAAGTCTCTGGTGGCTCTCAAACAAATAATTCATCTAATAATACTTCTAGTAATAATGTAGCCACAGGAAGCACGATAGCATCTAGCGGTGGTATTAGCACTTCTAGCAGTCCTAGTGCATCAGATCAATTTGCAAGTGCTACACAACAAAGCAATCAAGTATTGTCTATGTCTAATGATAATGTTGGTGGTGCTACTATGTCTATTACACCATTGCCAACATTTGATAATTCAACATCTATAGCAATAGCAGATGTACAAGTTCAAAGTGTGCAAGGTGAAATAGATACTGCCATGTCAGGTGTAATGACATCATCAGAAGCAGATCAAATAGCTGATCAAATTATTGCTGCAAACATTGAAGCACAACAAGAAGAAATAGAACAACAACAACAAGAAACTGGCGAATATGCTGATGAGTCTAAATTAATTGCACTTATTGGTTATGTACCTAGTTTTAATAACTATACACAAGTAACAGTTCCCGATGCTCAAGATTGGTACAGTAGCTCTGATATATACACTTCTGCTACACTTGACGATAATACTGGTGCTTTTTATGGACTGGTAAATGATAATTTAAAAGGATTAGATCAAATGATAAATAATCAACCTAATATGTGGAGATAATAATGGATTGGTTTGAAAATAAAACTACACAATTAATTGCACTTGTTGGCATAGTAGGAACTCTTGCTGGCTTTGGTTATCAAGGAGCAGAGTATGTTAATAGATTAGAAAATCTTGAATCTGCTGTTGGTGGTATATCGGATACTGAAGATGCCCAAAAAATTATAGAAGAACGCTTTGCATCAATAGAAACATCTGTTCAGTTTTTAGAAAAAGAAATAGATAATATTCAAGTTCCTGATATTACAGAAATAAAAACAGACATAGCTACTATTAAAGCTGATTTACAAAGTTTAGAAAAAGATTTAAGTAAATTAGAAGACAAAGATGATAATCCATTAAACGGCTAATGAAATATATATTAAGCACTATTATTATCACAAGCTGTTCAATGTCTATGAAAACAAAAGAATGGAATGATTCTTATGATCCTGCACAATGGCGTAGTCAATATGAACTTTGTAAAGATGTTTTAAACACAGAAGAATGGACAGAATGTATGGGAGATTTTAGTTAGGAGAACTTATGCTAAAAGGAATGTTAAAAAATGTAGTTGGATCAATAGCACCAAGTTTAGGTTCTGCTGTTGGCGGACCACTAGGAGGCATGGCTACTAAAATTATTTGCGAAACATTAGGTTGTAAAGCAGATGCAAAATCTATTGAATCTGCTATTAATAATGCTAGTCCTGAACAACTATTACAGTTAAAACAAGCAGAAAAAGATTTTGAAATTCGCATGAAAGAATTAGATGTGGATGTATTTAAGTTAGAAGCTGAAGATAAAAAAGATGCTAGAGGTAAATTTAGCAAAGATTGGACAGCTAGAATTATGGGTATTGCTACTGTAGGCGGATTTTTAGGATATATATTTTTAGTAACTTTACAACCACCAGAACAAAATAGTGAAGCACTAATAAATTTAGTTCTTGGATATTTAGGAGGATTAGCAAGTGCGGTTATTTCATTCTATTTTGGAGCATCTAACTCAAACAAAGGGGACTAAAATGCAAATATCAAATGAAGGTATATCATTAATTAAAAAATTTGAAGGTTGTAAATTAGAAGCATATTACGATGCTGTTAATGTTTTAACTATTGCTTATGGCAGAACTAAAGGAGTTAAAGCTGGTGATACTTGTACACAAGAACAAGCTGATGCTTGGCTTGAAGAAGAACTACATGAGTATAGTGGATATGTAAATGATGCAGTTAAAGTTGATTTAGAACAAAATCAATTTGATGCTTTGGTAGCATGGACATATAACTTAGGTCCTACTAATCTTAATAACAGTACAATGTTAAAAAAAATTAATGAAAAAGATTGGGATGAAACTCCTAATCAAATAAAGCGTTGGAATAAAGCAGGTGGTAAAGTGTTAGAAGGTTTAGTAAGACGCAGAGAAGCTGAGGCACTTTTATTTCAAGGTAAAGACTGGACAGAGATATAGTATGCCTTTTGCTAAATTTAAATTTCAACCCGGAATTAATAAAGAAGGAACAAACTATTCTAATGAGGGTGGTTGGTTTGATGCAGACAAAATAAGATTTAGAAAAGGCAGACCTGAAAGAATAGGTGGTTGGCAAAAAAATTCTGGTAATTCTTTTATTGGAACAGCCAGAAAAATTCATGTCTATAAAGATGCAGATCAAATTCAATATAATTTAATTGGCACACATAAAAAACTTTATGTACAACAAGGTAATGTATTTAATGACATAACTCCAATACGATCTACAACAGGTTCAGGAGATGTAACTTTTTCAGCATCTAATGGAGATGCAACATTAACAGTTGCTGATACAGGACATGGTGCAGTACAAGGAGACTTTGTTACTTTTAGTGGTGCATCTAGTTTAGGCGGTAATATAATTGCTTCGGTGTTAAACCAAGAATATGAAATAGCAACAATAGTAAATGATAATTCTTATACTGTAGAAGCAAAAAATACTAGTGGTTCTACAGTAACTGCTAATTCTTCTGATACTGGTAATGGTGGTAGTTCTGTTGTTGGTGCATATCAAATAAATGTAGGATTAGATACTTATGTTTCTTCTACTGGATGGGGTGTGGGAACATGGAGTGCAAGCACTTGGGGATCAGCTACAGCACTTTCAAATACAAATCAATTAAGGTTATGGTCATTAGATAATTTTGGTGATGATGGATTATGTTTAGCAAGAAATGGTGCTTTATATTATTGGGATGAATCATCAGGTGTTTCTACTAGAGCAGTAGCAGCAAGCAGTAGAGCAGGTGCAAGTGATACTCCAGTAGCAGCTTTACAAATTATGATGTCAGATGTAGATCGTCATGTTATAGCTTTTGGATGTAATGCTATAGGATCATCAACTCTTGATCCATTGTTAGTTCGTTTTTCAGATGCAGAAAATGCAGTTGATTGGACACCCACAGCAACTAACTCAGCAGGTGGTGTGCAACTTTCTACAGGCTCTACAATTATAGGTGCTTTACAAACTAGACAAGAAATACTTATTTGGACAGATGCAGGTATTGTATCTATGCGTTTTGTTGGTGCTCCATTTATTTTTAGTTTTAATGAAGTAGCAACAGGCATGTCTTTAATATCTCCTAATGCTGTAGCAACAGGTGGTAATACAGTTTTCTTTATGGATAATGGTGCGTTTTATCAATACTCAGGTTCTGCACAAAGATTGCCCTGTACTGTATTAGATCATGTATTTAGTGATTTTAATTTAGATCAAGCATTTAAAGTATTTGCAGCACCAATACCACAACATAATGAAATTATATGGTTTTATCCTAGTGCTGATTCTGAAGAAGTAAACAGATATGTTACATATAATTATTTAGAAAAATCTTGGTCAATAGGAACAACCAATGATGGATTTACTAGAACAGCATGGAATCCAGCATACATATTAAATAACCCTATAGCTGCTGGTAAATTAGATACCACTGATATTAATTATTTATATAACCATGAAATAGGACATAGTGCTGATGGATTATCATTTACAGCATTTATAGAATCAGCAGATTTTGATTTAGACCCTGATGGTGAAAAGTTTATGTTTATATCTAAACTAATACCAGACCTTGAATACAGAGGATCAGATGATACAGGTAACACAGTTAATTTTGTAATTAAAGGCAGAAACTATCCATTAGAAAGTTTATCTACATTACAAACAGTTGCTGTTACTCCTAACTCTACATTTACAAATACTAGAGCAAGAAGCAGACAAAGTGCTATTAGGATAGAAAATACAGCAGATAATTTTAGTTGGCGATTAGGTGATTTAAGATTAGAACTTAGACAGGATGGCAAAAGATAATGGCAGAAAAATCAAATATACCTTTACCTATAGCTAGTTTAGAATATGACGAAAACAATGAAGCAATAACTAGAAGAACTATTGAACAAGCATTTCAAGATATTAATTCTGAAATAGGAACTTTAAAAACTATGCAACAATCAGTTGTTAGTAAAGCCATACGCAGACATCAATTTTTATTAATGGGTGTAAAACATGGCTGATAGTTTAAAAGTATTAGGACAATTAGACCCAGCAGCTACTACAACTACTGTGCTCTATACAGTTCCTGATAAAACACAAACAACAATAAGTTCTATAGTTGCAGCTAATAGAACAGGTTCAGCAATAACATTTAGATTAAGTGTTCATGTAGCAGGTGCAGGAGCAGACGATAAACAATTTTTATTTTATGATAAATCTGTGGCAGCTAATGATTCATTTGCTATTGTTATTGGCATAACACTTAATCAAACAGATGTTTTAAAAGTTTACACAAGTGCAGTAGATATGAGTTTTAATGTATTTGGTTGTGAAACCTTAGAGGAAAGATAAATGAAAAATCTTAAAAATCAAGCAAATCAAGTAGCAAACGCTGGTCGTTTTGGCGATAGCATGTTAGTACACATGAACCCTATAGAAGTGCAGGGTTTAGCTAACACTATGCCAATGACTGTAAATCCACAAACAGGACAGCCTGAAATGTTTCTACCTTTTCTTGCACCCTTACTAGGTAGTGCAGCAGGTACTGCTTTGTTTTCAGGAATAATGAGTCCAGCAGTAGCAGGTGCTGTAGGTTCAGGATTAGCCACAGCTATAGCAGAAGGTGATCTTAAAAAAGGAATCATGGCAGGTATTACAGGATTTGGTATTGGTAATGTTTTAGGTCAAGTAGGTGCAGGAACTAAAGGTGCAGTTGATCAAGCTACAACAGAATTTATAGAAGCAGCAGCAGAAGGAACAGGAGCAGCAGCAACTAATCCTGTAATAACTCAAGCATTAGCAGATCAAGCAGGTCAAACAGCAGCCGAAGGAACAATGGCAGCATTTCGTTCAGGTTTACCAGCAGAAGGAGTTAAAGAAGCTATAGCATCTGGATTAACTACACCAGCAGATGTTTTAGCAAATACTCAAGGTATGTCTGGTGCTGGTAATAGACTATCAGCTATAGGTGAAAATTTATTTAGTGGAGATACTTTATCTGCTTTAGCACAACCAGCATCTTATGTTCCTATAGCTATAGGCGAAGGACAAAGAGGTGTTATGGAAGCACAAGAACAATTTGAAGAAGATATGCGTAAGTTTGAACAAGATGCAGAAGAAAGAAAAAGAAGACTATATGCTATGAATCCAGAACAAATACCTTTTGGTAGTCCTTATTATGGAAAAGAAGGTGGAGTTGTTGCAATGCAAGAGGGTGGTGAAATTTTTGGTAATCCAAATGTAGCTCCTGTTTTTCCAACAGCACCAACTCAAGGTAATCCAATAACATTACCAAATCAAATGCCTTATGCACCAGCAGGAGTAACTATGCCAATGCCTATCGTTAATCCAAACCCTATGCCAATGCTACCAACAGATACTAGTTTTGAATCAGCTATAAGTGGTGCACAAGATTTTGCATACACACCACCACCACAATTTAGACCTTCTAGTGATATAGCTCCAAGAGGTAGAGAAGTTGCAAGAGAAAATATGATAACAGGTGAGTATGAAAGAACAGGACAATTTAAACCGCCTTCATATTACAGACCGGGCATTGATGCTGAGTTTAATTATTTTCCTTATAGTAATAGACCTGCATCATTTATTCCGCCTTATAGTTCTTTTCCCTCTGTTGGCGGTAAAGGCGGTACAAATATAGATATAAATTTAGGCGGTGGTGGAGAAACTTTTAATGAAATTATGGGTAGTATTAATCAACCAGATTTTGATATTAATGATTATTTAATGACTAATCCTATAAATCCAGATATTGATGTAGCTCCATTTGTTCCAAACATACCTGATTTACCTACAAGTCCGATAGACTTTACACCTTATGTTCCTGAAATTCCTACAAGTCCAATAAATTTTGAACCTTATATACCTACAAATCCTATAGATTTTGCTCCTATGATGCCTACAAATCCTATAGATTTTGATCCTGTTATGCCTACAAATCCTATAGATTTTGATCCTTTTATACCAACAAATCCTATGGATTTTAATATACCTAACATGCCTATGATGCCAAGTGTTACTCCTTTTACACCTAGCAATATGAACCTTAATATAAGAGGTGGTGGTGGTGGTGGATCACCTGATCAAAAAACAAATTTAAATTTAGCAACTGATGATTTTTTAAGAGATATAGAAAATAATCAAAAAATAGCTAAAGCTAGTGGTAGAAAATTAGAAGATGTAACTAGAGGCATGGCTATACACGAAATGGAAGAAGGTAAAACAATACCTGAAGATGCTAAAGGCTTACAAAAATTAGCTGAAGAAAAACCTAGTGTTGTTAGATCAATGGGTTATGAAGTAGATATGCAAGCAGGTGGTGCAACTGTAATGCCTGAAGATTTAGATATGGTGCAAAAAGCAATACTTGGTCAAATACCTAACAACACAGAAGTTATAGCTATGTTTATAGATAAATATGGTAATGAAATATTTATGCAAATTAGAGAACAAGTTTTAAATCCAATGGGTTCTATGCAAACACAAGGAATGATAGAAGGCATGGGTGGTGGTATGGATGATCAAGTTATGGGAATGATTGGCACACAACAACCTGTAGCTGTATCACCCGGAGAGTATATTATTCCTGCTGATGTAGTGTCAGGATTAGGTGATGGTTCATCTGATGCTGGAGCAAAAGAACTTGATGGTATGTTAGATAGAGTTAGACAAGAAAGAACTAATACAACTCAACAACCTAAAGAATTAAATAAAGGAAAAGTATTACCGATATGACAAAAGAAAATGTTGCAGTTTTAAAAATTAAAGAAGATATAAATAAGGTTAATTACAAACCTGCAAAAGATTATATTGTAACTTTAGTTCCCGGAAATTATGTGCACACATTATGGAAAGATGTAGTGCCTTTTTTAGATAAAGCAGTTGAACGATCTAATGGTAGATGGAGTTTAGATGCACTTAAAGTAGCTTGTATTCAACAAAGACAAGAGTTATGGGTTATTTTTAAAGAAGAAGATAATAAAATAATGGGCGTAGCAACAACTGAATTTGTGCATTATCCTAATAGTAAAAGATTAGCAATACAATATTTAGGTGGTACTGATTTAGAAGATTGGGCTTGGAGTTTTTTAAAGAAAGCAGAAGCATGGGCTGTAGATAATAAATGTGATGGCATTGAATGTACTGCTAGATTTGGTTTTTGGAAATGGTTAGGTAAGTCTGGATGGGATAAGGCTTACACAGTATTTGAAAAGAGGTTTAATAATGAGTAAAGGTGGCGGTGGCGGTGGTCCACAAACAACAGAATCAACAGTAACACAAACTAATTTACCTGAGTATGCAGAGCCATACTTCACTAGATTATTGCAAAGAAGTGAAGCAGAGTCTTTGCAACCTTATAGAACTTATACAGGTCAAAGATTAGCTGAACTTAGTCCAGCAGCACAAAGAGTTTTAGGTAGGCAAACTGCTATAGGTTTATCTAGTGGACCAATGGAAGGTAGAGAAGCATCACAAATAGCTAGAGAGGTTGGCACAGGAACTCCTACAGATGCTGGTGTTTTTAATACAGGTATAGCAGAAATGTATATGAACCCATTTCAAAGACTTGTAACAGATATAGAAAAAAGAGAAGCACAAAGAGCATCAGATATTACAGGACAACAAATAGAATCAAGAGCAGCACAATCAGGTGGTCTAGGTGGTTATAGGGAAGGCATATTACAAGCAGAAAGACAAAGAAATTTAGGACAACAAATGTCTGACATAGAAGCTAGAGGTCAACGAGATGCTTTTGCTCAAGCTCAACAACAATTTGAAAGAGATAGAGCAGCCAGATTAAAAGCACAACAAGCTGATAATATAAGAAGATTACAGTCAGCAGAGTTGTTAGCAAAACAAGCACCAATGCAACAGCAATTAGCTTTTGATAGATTAAGGGCAGCACAAGAAGCACAAGAAATTGGAAGAAACTTTAGACAAGCTGGACTTGATATGGGTTATCAAGATTTCTTAAACCAAGTAGCTTTCCCAAGACAACAACTTGGATTTTACAGTCAAATATTACAAGGACTACCTGTAACTCCGGGCACACAAGTTTCTCAATATCAACCAAGACCTAGCACAACTCAACAGTTGTTAGGACTTGGACTAGGTGGACTAGGCTTATACAAAGCTCTAGGTAGTGGTTAAATATTAACGGGTTAATAGATGAACATAATACAAGTAGAAGATAATTTAAAATCAGTTCCTGACAATAGATTGCAACAAGAAATGTCTAATCCAAGTGGAATGTTTCCACAGTATTTGGTTATGTCAGAGATTAGTCGCAGAGCAAAAATGCGTACAGATTATGAAGGTCGCATGGCAGCAAATGAAAAAACACCACCACGACCAACCATGCGTGAAGAAATGCTTATGTCCATGCAATCAAATGTTCCCTCCGGTGGCATAGCGGATTTAGTAAATTCAACACAGCAATCCCCAAATAATGCTATGCCACCTATTCCACAAGAACCTGTAAGGATGCAAGCAGGAACAACTGTACCATTTGATCCGTATGGCATGTTTGGTTTTACATTTAGAGAAGATGATCCTGAAACAGAAGAAGATGAGTCAGGATACTTTAGAGAAAAAAGTGAAGTTCAAAAAGCACTAGAAGAATATTACAAGTCAAGAGCAAAGTTAATGCCTGAAAAATTAGATAAACAAAGAAAACTAGCAGGTGGTCTTAACTTATTACAAGCAGGTATAGCTGTAGGAACTTCTGCTACACCACAACAAATAGGTGCAAATCTTAATAACTTAATAGATGGCATTAGTAAATCTGAAATGCAATTAACAAAACAAGAAGACAAATTAGCTAAAGAACAAATAGATGGTCTTGTAGCTCAAGCTGGATTTGATAAAGCAGAACGAGATGATTTAGCCAAAGCTACTGAGTTAAAAATAAAAGCAGAAGATAAAGCTGCATCAAGAGAATACATGAAAAGTCTTGCAGATAAAACAAGTCCTATAGGTCAAGTAGCTGAAGAAATAAAATCTGGTGTATTTGGTAATCCTCAAGCATTAGGTGTTTATGGTGATCCAATAGGTGTTGATGATAAGGGTAATCCAATATATTCAGATAAAATAGATGCTGTTAAATTAGTAAATTTAGCTAAAGACTTGCAACCAACTGTGCAAAGAGGCATGGCTTCAGATATAGCAGATATTTTAACTGAAGATGATATAGATACTATGGCAGTAATTGCTTATATAGGACAAGGTTTAAGTGCAGAAGAAGCTCAAGCTAAAGTTGCAAAACAAGCAAGAGATAAAAAACTTGAATTAATTCGACAATACAGAGCAAGTCAACAAATAAATCCACAAACAAAACAAACAGGCGGTGTCATTCAAAGTTCTGTACAAGATTTTAATGATGTTATAGAGAATATAAGTGCCTAAGTATGTTCAAACAGATGATGGTTTAATACATGAGTTACCTGATTATGTAACTGATGATAATTACCTTGTAGAAAAAGAAAACTTTTTAAATCAATACAATCAGCCTGAGCCTGAAGCATCTCCATTAGAAACAGACTTTATAGATGATGAAGATATAGAACGCAGTTCTTTATTAGATATAGCAAAAAGTGGTGCTTCCAGAGAGTTTATTCAAGGTCCTGCACAAAAAGAACTTTATCAAGTAGCACCTATATATGCAGAAGCAACACAAGAGTTACAAAACTTACTTGAACTACCTGATCCTAGCACAGAACAAAAAGATAGAATTGAAATTCTAGTTAAACAAATAGAAGGTGAAGATAAAACTCCTGAAGAAATTTTACAAGATGTAACAAGAGAAACTAGATTTACCACAAGAGAACCATCATTTAATTTTATTAAAGATCAGGTAGAACAAAGACAAGGTTTAAAAAAAACTGTTCAACAAAAAGTTGACACTATAAATAAAAGCCAAGAGTTTCAAGATCAAATAGTTTACTCAGATTCTTTTAATGAATTAGCACAAGCAGAAAATACCGGTGAAGCCTTTAATGTTTTTAAATCTGATCCTTTTAATTTAATAGGTCAAGTAACAGCAACAAGTTTAGCACCTATGTCTAAAAGTTTAGCTGCTGGTGTAACAACCACAGCATTTTTAGGTCCAATAGCAGGAGCAGCAGCAACAGGTATTACATCAGGCTCTATAGATGCAGCCCATTCTTTTACTGAATACATGGTAAAAAATGGAATGAACCCAAGTGATCCTGATTCAGTTGCTAGATACATGGGCGATAAAAAATTAGTATCAGAAGCTGAAAAGTATGCAAGAACTAGAGGTGCAATTATAGGTTCTTTTGATGCTCTTTCTTTTGGATTTGCTACTAAATTAATGGTGCCTCAAAAATTTGTGTCTAATATTTTTGCTAGACAAGCAATGAACTCATTAGTTGCTCAACCCATAATACAAGGTAGTTTAGGTGGTGGCGGAGAATACTTTGGACAACTTGCTACTTTAGAAGAAGGAGAGCAAATAAGAGTTGGCGATGTAGCTATGGAAATTATAGGGGAGTTTGGCTTTGCCCCTGCTGAAGCTGCCTTTGGTCAAATAGCTGCTGGTCGTCAGTATTCACAAGAAGCACAAAATTTAAAAGCAGAAGAACAATTAAGAATAACAAAAAATTTTTATAATGCTTTACAAAGAGGTCAAGCAGAAGGTGCACCTCAAAATGATCTTATTAAATTAATAAATTTAGTTGAATTAAAAACTACTAACAATATTAATGCAGGTCAAAATCCTATAGAAGCAAGAGCTAATGCTGTAAATGAGGTTAATGAAAGATCAGAGTTAGTTGAGGCTTTAAACATATATTCTAACTATACTAATAAAGGACAAAATCCTGAACAGTTCCCATCAAAAATAGTTACTCCTGATGTAACAGTTCCCAATATATTTCTTACTAAGCAATTAGCAGATGGCACTTTTACTATTGTTGACTATCAAGGCAATCCAGTTAGTGATCCAAATACAAATGAAACATATAGTTATCCATCATTAGAAGTAGCAGGAAAAGTATCAGCGTCTTTAAATTTATTATCACAAACACAATATGGTGTAGAAAAAACTAATGATTATATTGAGATGCAAAATCTTGATTCTACTAATCCTTTTATATCTAACTTAGGTCAAGCATTTTCAAACCCATACTATGATGGAATTAGCATACAAGAATTAGAAAGTATTGGAGTTGCACCTGATGTAATTAAAAATATTACAGATGCAACAGGTAATAAACTACAAGTTCCAATTAATGTATTAAAAGATAATTTATCAAAAAAACAATTTGATACTATTATGACTACAAGAAGTGAAAGTGGAGTTCTTGGAGAAACACCTTCACCAAAAAGCATTACAGAAGCTACCTTTAAAAAATTATTTAAAGATAAAAATGTAGAGTTTGATGTAAACAGCGATGCTTTTAAACAGTTAGCTTTACAATATACTGCTGAAACAGATATTAATAAAATGAGTATTGCACAAAAAAAAGTGCTATATTCTGTTATTAATAGACTTCCTAGCTCACCAGAGCTTATTTCGTTGCCTGATTTCTCAAACAGGTCATATTCCCTTAATGATTACAACAAAGCCTTACAAGCAATTACAGAAACAAGTAAGCCTACTCTAAAAACTATTAGAGAAGCTACTGGTTTAAATGGTGTTGCTGCAAAAAGACTAAGACAAGATTTAATTACTGCTGGTTATGTAGAAGAACAAAATGGTAAATATAAATTTAAGGGTACAGGCAATAAAAAGTTTAATGATCAAGGTGTATTAATAGATGAAGAAACACTAGAAGTTAATCAAGATTTAGATAATTTAATAGAAAGTTTTAGAGAAAACTTACCACCTGAAGTTGGAATTAAATTTGAAAAATATATTAGAGATCAACAAGGTAATGTTAATAGAGATGCAGAGGGTTCTTTTAATCCTGTATTTAATGAAATCATAGTTGCAATAGATAGAGCAGGTTTAGATTTTAAAAACAAACCTAAACAATCTTTAGATGATTTAGCAAAAGTATTAGGGCATGAATCATGGCACGCCCTTAGACAAGCTGATGTATTTTCAGAATCAGAGTACAGCACTTTAGTTAATTATGTGCGTAATACAAAACCAAAAAATAGTGAATTTACATATTATCAATTAGCTTTAGAAGAATATAGAAATAAACCCGGTTATGATAATGATGCTGATATTGTAGAAGAAGGTATCGCTAAAGTTTATGAAGATTACATAGACAATAAAAAAAATGTTACAGGCAGACCTGCCTCAATATTAAATAAAGTTAGTACATTTTTTGAAAGAACAGTAAATGCTTTAAATGAAAATGGATTTCAAACAGCTAATGATATTGTTGAAAGAAGTTTAAGTGGCAAACTTGCAAATAGAGAAACAGGTAAAGTTAGAACAACATTAGAGTTAGACAGAATAAGAACTAGGTTTAATGAAATTAATGATGATGCTGTTAGTCTTAACTTTGATATTAATAGTGAAGATGATGCACCACTTTCTGCAAGACCAATAGAAGATGCCCCAAGTTTAAAGTATAAATTTAGAGAAGACTTACTTACTAAGCCACCAAGAATATACACAGAATATATTATGGGTGTAGAAAATAATGAGTTTAGTGAAGACATGAGTGCATGGACAAATCTTATGTATCAAAGTTCTAATGTTCTAAATGAATACTTAGTTAAAAGAAGATTTCCAACAGCAGATAAAAATAATTTAAATGAAATAAGTCAAGTAGCTTATAACGCAACACAAGTATTATTAAGAAAAGAAGCTAACAATAAATCTAATGGCATAAAAACATTTTATTTTGTAGGCGATATTCCTACTGGAGATACAGTAGCAATAGCATATGATAATAGAGGTGAGGCTATTAAAGCAGCACAATTAGGAGACAGTCAATATCATTCTATATCAGGTAATCCACATCAAATAAGAGGATTTAATTTAAATTTTAGTGATGTATTGTTTCACCCTGATTTAATTAATTTAAGAAACAATCCTACAATATCTAACCCTTATAAAAACAAAGGATTATTTGGTGTAAGTAAAAATGCCATAGTATCAAAACAACCAGCAGTAATACCTGTTGATCCAGTTTTACCACAATCCACTACCAAATATAGTCTAGTCAGAACAGAGGGTAGAATTACTCCTGAAAGAGAACTTTCACTAGTAACACGACTTAAAGATATTACTAGTGATGGCAGACCAGTACCTATTACTTGGCAGTCTCTTAAAGATAAATATAGTGATTACGATAAAGAAAGACAACCATTAATAGATAGAGTAATAAGACAAGCACAAGAAGATGGTTCAGATTCAATAGCTGCTATTTTAGAAAATGATGAAAATTATTTTATAGATACACTTGGTTTAGATGGCTGGAGTATAAACACAGTAGAACAATTACAAGAAGATATTAATTCTATTACTAGAGAAACACTAAGTAATTTTCCAGAACAAATAGTAGTTTATCGTGGTGGCAATATTCAAGATGAATATGATG